TGCTGACCAACGTGCGGCTGTTCACCGGGGGCGCCGACCTGACGGGCGCCTCCAACAAGGTGGAGCTCACCACGAAGATCGAGGAGAAGGAGACCACCAACTACGGCAGCCAGGGCTACAAGGAGCTGCTGGGTGGTCTCGCCTCCGCCGAGCTCCAGGGCGAGGGCCAGTGGGAGGCCGGCGACCCGAGCAAGGTCGACGACGCCACATGGGTGCAGCTCGGCGGCCTGGGCGCCTGGTCCGTCGGCCCGAACGGTGCCGCCGTCGGCGGCCTGGCCTATCTCACGAAGGCGCTGCGCTGCGACTACAAGCTCGGCGACGCGGTCGGCGAGGTCGCCCCGTGGACGTCCAGCGGCAAGAGCTCGTGGCCACTGGCGCGCGGCCAGTTCGCCCACCCGCCCGGCACCGCGCGCACCGCCTCCGGCACGGGCACCGGCCTGAACCTGGGCGCCGTCACCGTCGGGCGCCGGATGTACGCCGCGCTGCACGTGCTGTCCGTGGCCGGTACGACGCCCCTCCTGACCGGCAGGGTGGAGTCCAGCGTGGACAACACCTTCTCCAGTCCGACGACCCGTCTGACGTTCACCGCGGCCAACACGGTGAGCGGAGAGATCCTGCGCACCGACGGCACGGCCATCACAGACACCTGGTGGCGCGTCGCCTGGACCATCACGGGCACCACGCCCTCGTTCCTGTTCGCATCCACCCTAGGGATCTGGTGATCTGTCATGCCCAAGATGGTTCTGCTCGCCGAGTACGTCGCCCTGAACGGCACGGACTTGTCCGCCTACACCAAGAAGGCCGAACTCACGGCGAAGGTCGAGGAGAAGGAAGTCACGACCTACGGCAGCCAGGGCTGGAAGGAGCTCCTGGGCGGCCTGAAGTCCGGCGAGCTCGGCATCGACTTCCTGCAGGACGTCGCCGTGGCCGCGCTCGACTCGATCATGTGGCCGCTGCTGGGCACCGTCGTCACGTTCGAGGTCCGCCTGAGCAACTCCGCTGCCAGCACCTCCAACCCGAAGTACACCGGCAGCGTGCTGATCAACGGCTGGAACCCGATCCAGGGCTCCGTCGGCGACGAGGCGTCCGTCGGCGTCAGCTACCCCACCTCCGGCGTCGTCACCCGGGCGACGGCCTGATGGCGGGCCCGCCGTTCGAACTGCGGGCCACGCACGAGGGCCTCGACGCGCTGGTGCGGTCCCTGCGGCAGGAGGAGGACGGCAAGCAGCTGCGCAAGGACCTCGCGAAGAACATGCGGGAGGCCCTGAAGCCGGGGGCGGAGCAGGCGAAGTCCTCGATCATGGGCATGGTCTCCCTGCACAGCGCCCAGCCCGCGCTGCGGTCGTCTATCGCCCGGAAGATCCGGCCCGAGGTGAAGCTCGGCGGCCGCTGGTCCGGCGCCCGCGTGAAGGCGTTCAAGACCAAGAACATCCGCGGTTTCCCCAACGCTCCGAAGCGCACCAACAGTGCCCGCGGCTGGCGCCACCCCGTCTACGGCAGCCGGGAGAACTGGGTGCACCAGCGGGGCAAGCTCGAATGGTTCGACAAGGCGTTCCGCGGCCGCGAAGGCATCTACAAGCAGGCCGTGCACGAGGCCATGGAGGACATGGCCCGGCGCATCGCGTCCCGGGTCCGATAGGAGAAAACGGCCGTGTATCTGGTCTACGAGCCCGAAGGGGCCGAGGAACCGCAGCGGTTCCAGTACAAGCCGCAGAAGCTGATGAGCGCCGAGCGGGAGGCCCTCGAGCGGCGCTCCCGCCTGGACTTCGCGGACTTCACCAAGGGCGTCCTGAACGGCAACGCCGTGTGCCGACGGGCCCTGTTGTGGGTGATGCTCAAGCGGCAGCACCCGACGACGAAGTACGAGGACGTCGACTTCGCGTGGGATGAGCTGCGCCTGGAGTACTCCAAGCAGGAGTACGAGCTGATGCGCGACCAGCTCATCGAGGCCGGTAACGCCGACCCGGAGCAGATCGACCAGCTCAACCGGGAGATCGCGACCGCGATCGATGAGGCGTCCGAGGGAAAAGCCCTGCCGCCGATCGCCGTCTGAGGCAGCTGGGCAACGCCGCGCACCTGCTGCACATGCGCCCCTGGGAGTGGGCCCTGCTCACGGTCGGCGAGACGGACGCGCTCCTGGACTGGCTGGACGACTACAAGCAGCAGATGGACGAGGCGCGGGCCGACCTCGACAACTGAACATCCTGGGAGGTGATTTCCCGTGGCGTCGGACACCTCCCTCGTGTTCAACCTGGTGGCCCGCGACCGGGCGTCCGAAGTGCTCGGCTCGCTGAAGGAGAAGTTCTCATCGGCGGGTGACGCCATCGGCGCAGCGCTCGGCGTCGGGGTCGGCGCCTCGTTCGTGTCCGCCATGGACGTGGACGCCGCCAACGACAAGCTCGCCGCGCAGCTCGGCATCGGGCAGGCGGAGGCCGCCAAGCTCGCGAAGGTCTCCGCGAACGTCTACAAGAACGCGTGGGGCGAGTCGACCGAGGACGTCAACGACGCGATCCGCGGCGTCTACCAGAACATCGGCGACACCTCGAAGGCCGAAGGCGGCCTGGAGGGCGTCACCACGAAGGTGATCGCACTGCGCGACACCTTCGACCAGGACCTCGGCGGGGTGACCGCGGCGGTCGGGCAGATGCTCAAGACCGGTCTGGCGAAGAACGCCGACGAGGCGATGGACATCGTCACCAAGGGCTTCCAGTCCGGGGTGAACAAGGCCGACGACTTCCTGGACACGCTGAACGAGTACGGCACCCAGTTCCGTGACCTGGGGTTGGACGGTGCGACCGCGACCGGCATCCTCAAGCAGGGCCTGGAGTCCGGCGCCCGGGACGCTGACCTGGTCGCCGACGCCATGAAGGAACTGAACATCCGCGTCCAGGACCAGTCCGCCGCGAAGGGCCTGAAGTCGCTGGGCCTCAACGCCCACGACATGGCCGAGGCGTTCGCCCACGGCGGCCCGAAGGCGCGGCAGGCACTGCAGACCATCACGGACAAGCTGCGCGGCGTCACGGACCCCACCAAGCGGTACGCGCTCGCCCAGCAGCTGCTGGGCACCCAGTCGGAGGACCTGTCCAAGGCGCTGTACTCCATCGACCCGTCCACGGCCGTCAAGGGCCTGGGCGACGTGTCGGGCGCCGCCGACAAGATGACCAAGACCCTCGGCGACAACCCGAAGGCGGCGCTGGAGGGCTTCCAGCGGACCGCGACCATGACCGCCACGCAGGTGGCGGGCACGTTCATCACGTTCGCCATGAAGAACAAGGAGATCTTCGGTCCGCTCGCCGGGATCCTCGCCGGGGTCGCCGTCGCCGTCCTCGCGGTGTCCGCGGCACAGAAGGTGTACGCCGCCTACACCGCCATCGCCTCCGCCGCGCAGACCATCTGGAACGCGGAGATCTGGGCCTCCACTGCGGCCCTGCTCGCGAACCCGATGACGTGGATCGTCCTCGGCATCGTCGCGCTGGTCGCCGCGATCGTGCTGATCGCCACGAAGACGACGTGGTTCCAGCAGATCTGGACAGCGGCCTGGGGCTGGATCAAGGGCGCCGCTTTCGCGGTCTGGGACTGGATCAAGACGAACTGGCCCTATCTCCTCGGGATCATCGCAGGCCCGATCGGACTTGCGGTCGGCTGGGTGATCAAGCACTGGGACACGGTCAAGCAGGGCACGATCACCGCCTGGCATGCGGTGGTGAACTTCGTGAAGGCCGTCCCCGGCCAGATCGTTTCGTTCTTCCTGAACTGGACGCTGCCCGGGCTGATCATCAAGCACTGGAACAGCATCAAGTCCGGGACGATCCGCGTCGCAACCGCGATGGTCAGCTGGGTGCGCGGTCTGCCGGGGCGCACGATCGACGCCCTGTCCACCCTGGGCGGGCGCCTCTACTCGACCGGCTCGGCCGCGTTCAACCGGTTCCGGTCCGCCGTCGTCAGCCGCGGAACGTCCGCGGTCAGCTGGGTACGCGGCCTGCCCGGGCGGGCTCTCAACGCCCTCGGCAACCTGGGCAGCTACCTGTACAACTCGGGCCGCAGCCTGCTGCAGGGCTTCGTCAACGGCATCAAGTCCATGATCAGCGCACCGGCGAACGCGGTGAAGAGCGCCCTGTCCAAGGCGCGGAACCTGCTGCCGTTCTCGCCCGCGAAGGAAGGCCCGTTCTCCGGGCGTGGCTGGACCCTGTACTCCGGCCACTCGCTGATGCACGGGCTCGCCCAGGGCATCAAGGACCGTTCCGGCGACCCGCGCGACGCGATGTCAAACGCCCTCGGCTCGACGGCCGCAGGCGGCCAGCAGGCCATGGCAGTCCCGCAGGCGGCGCCCATGGGCCGTGGCGTGGGCGGTGGGCTTGTCCTGGTCCGCTTCGAGATGGCGGGCGCCGAGGACGACTTCCACAAGCTCATGCGCAAGATCACCCGGGTTAAGGGTCGCGGCAGCGTACAGACCGCCTTCGGGCAGTAAGGAGGCGGCACTGTGGCGTTCCCCCAGACCCCGCTGGACGTGCGGATCGACCTCCAGATCAACGGCATCTGGACCGACATCACCTCGGACGTCTACACCACCGAGAAGATCACCATCACGCGGGGGCGGGCCGACGAGGGCTCCCGCGTCGACCCGGGCAAGTGCGCGCTGACCCTCAACAACCGGCTGGGCAAGTACTCGCCCAGGAACCCCCTGTCGCCCTACTACCAGCTGATCGGCCGCAACACCCCCATCCGCGTCACCATCCCGGTGGGCAGCCCGTTTCTCGATCTCCCCACCAATACGGCCGACCAGGTCACCACCCCGGACGCCGTCGCCCTCGACATCACCGGAGACCTTGACCTGCGGTGGGAGGGGGAGGCCGACTGGTACGCGTCCGGCGCGCAGATCCTCGTGGGCAAGTGGGGCGCGGCCGGTAACCGCAGCTACCACCTGCGCCTCCAAGACGGGAATCTGATCCTGCACACCACGCAGGACGGCACGTCTGGGTGGTCCGCGTTCGTGACGCTGCCCGCGCAGCTGCCCCGCAGTGCGGCGGTACGCGGCACGTTCGACGTCAACAACGGTGCAGGCGGCAACACGTTCCGCATGTACTGGGCGCCGTCCACCGCGGGCCCGTGGACGCAGGTGGGCACCGACATCGTCAACGCGGGCACGACCGCCATCTTCGCGGGCACCGCGCCCCTGACGATCGCCCCGCAGCAGCTCGACCTCGTCACCCCGCCGCGCCGCGCCGTCTCGGGCAAGGTGTACCGGATCGAGGTCCGTTCCGGGATCGGCGGCACGGTCGTGGCCGCCCCGGACTTCACCATTCAGGCCCTGGGCGCGACCAGCTTCACCGACAGCGCCGGCCGTACCTGGACCGTGGGCGGGACCGCGTCCATCACCAACCGGCGGGCGCGGTTCGTCGGCGAAGTGTCGTCCTGGCCGTCCCGCTGGGACGTGTCCGGCAAGGACGTGCGGGTGCCCATCGAGGCCGCGGGCATCCTGCGCCGCCTCGGGCAGGGCGCAAAGCCACTCGCCTCCACGCTGCGCCGCCGCGTGCCCTCCTACGCGCCGCTGGCGTACTGGCCGATGGAAGAAGGCGACCAGGCGAGCCAGGCCTACAGTCCCATCGACGGCGTCAGCCCTCTGTCCCTGACTCAGGCCACCTGGGCGAGCGCGAACACCCTGCTCTCGTCCGGCCCGCTGCCCGTGCTGGCCTCCAACGGCGGGGCCCTGGCCAACATGGCGGGCCGCGTGCCCGCCCCGGCCACGGCCCTGACGTCGTGGCACGTGCAGTGGGTGTACCGCCTCGACACCGCCCCCGCCACACAGCGCACCCTCCTGCGGATCCAGTCCACGGGCACAGTCGCCGACTGGTACATCCAGTCGGGCACGAGCGGCTCCACCGTGTTCGGCAGGGACTCCGACGGCACCACGGTGTTCACCCAGGGCATCGCCACCGGCTCGGACCTCTTCGGGCAGTGGATGCGGGTCAAGTTCGAAGCCGTACAGAACGGCGGCAACGTCAACTGGACCATCACCTGGACCGACGTCGGCGGCGACGCGGCAGGCAACGGCGGCTCGTTCGCGGGCAGCGTCGGCCGCCCGACCACCGTGGCCTCACCCACCGGCGGCTACTCCTCCGACCTGGACGGCATGGCCATCGGGCACATCTCCGCCTGGCCCACGAACACGACCGCCGCCTACGACCGGGCCATCGACGCCTGGGCCGGCGAGACCGCCGGCGCGCGCATGAACCGACTCGCCACCGAGGAGGGCGTGCCGTTCGCCCTGTGGGGCGTCGACGACGATCAGGAACCGGTCGGCGCGCAACTCCCCAACACTCTTGTGGAACTGCTGGAGGACGCCGCGGACGCCGACGGCGGCATCCTGTACGAGCGGCGCGAGCGCCTCGGCCTCGCCTACCGCGACCGCATCTCTCTGTACAACCAGCCCGTCGGCCTCGCCCTGGACTACACGGTCGCAGGGCATGTCGCGCCGCCTCTGGAACCGGTCGACGACGACCAGAAGGTCCGCAACGACGTCACCGTCCAGCGGGAGGGCGGCGCTTCCGGTCACGCCGTCCTGGAAGAGGGCCCGATGTCCACGCTGGCACCGCCGGACGGTGTCGGCGTCTACAACGAGTCGCTCACCCTCAACCTGTTCAGCGACGACCAGGCCGAGCCGCACGCCAACTGGCTGCTGCACCTCGGCACCTGGGACGAGGCCCGCTATCCGGTGCTGAACGTCGACCTTGCGGCGGCGCCCAGTCTCATCAGCCAGGTGACCGCGCTGGAGGCCGGCGACCGCATCCAGATCGCCAACCCGCCCGCGTGGCTGCCGCCCGGCCCGATCGACCTGCTCGCCCAGGGCTACACCGAGGTCATCGGCCACCCCAACGACTGGGACTTCCAGTTCAACTGCACCCCGGCCGGAGAGTGGACGGTCGCGGAAGCCT